TATGAAACAGATTACGCTACACTAAAAGAAAATGAGAAAATAGATGGTCAAGGTATATACAAGAACTTAGATGCAATTATAATAGAGAATAAGCCCGATGTTGAGTACAGTTATGAAGGTATGAGCACAGAAGAAGGCACATTCTACTTCAAAGATAAGCCAAGAATGAAGGTTAAAGCATACGAGTATTGGGGATATTGGGATGTAGATGGTGATGGTACATTAACAAGTATCGTAGCTACATGGGTAGGTAATACGATGATTAGAATGGAGGAAAATCCATTCCCACATGGAGAATTGCCATTCAGTGTAGCTAGATATATGCCAAGAAAGAAAGAATTCTGGGGTGAACCTGATGGTAAGTTACTAAAAGAAAACCAAGATAGTATAGGTATATATACAAGAGCTATGCACGACCAGACTATTACAAATAGTCTAGGACAAACAATTACTGATGAGACACTGTTCAGTAGCCCTAGTCAATGGCAAGCATACGAGAAAGGATTGCCTGCTAGAAGTAGACCAGGAGCAGATCCTCGTAAGATGATATACAAATCAAAAATAGAACCTATTGATAAATCAATATTCGATATGATGACTATACAACGAGAAGATGCTGAGTCACTAAGTGGGCAGAAGAACTTCAATGACGGAGTTACAGGTGACGCACTAGGTAGTAGTGTTGGTGGAATTAGATCAGCTACAGATGCAATTACTAAAAGAAAACTAAGTGTACTACGAAGGATAAGTGATAGCTTACTACGATCAATGGCTAGACATATGCTAGCTAATGCACAAGAGTTCCTGGAAGAGCAGACTGTACTACGACTTACTGATGGTGAGTATGTGGAAGTATTCAAACAAGATATACAGATGGAGTACGACCTAAAAGTAGAAATAAACACACCAGAAAAAGAGCAGGAGATTAGTAATAAGATAGCATTCATGATGCAAACAACTGCACAGACAATGCCATTCGAGTTCCAAAAAGCTATGTACAAAAGATGGGCTAGAGTTAATAAACTTATCGACCTTGAGAAGGATATCGATGAAATGCAACCACCTGGTCCAAGTCCAGAAGAACAGGAAATGCAGAAAATGCAGTTAGAGAAAATGCAACTAGACCTAGAAACAGCACGAATGGAGAATGAAAAAGTACGAGCTGAGATTGCTAAGTTATACAGTGATAGAGACAGAAATGATGCACATACATACGAAGCTATACACAGAATGGATCTTAATTCACAAAAGGTTGCTAATGATACAGCTAAAGTACGAGCAGCAGTTAGTAAGTTAGATAGTGAGAGAGATATGATAGATGCTAAGTATGTACAGGATATGACTGGAGCTACTAGACAGCAACAAGTTAACGACCAAGAGTTCAAAGCTAATATAGAGTTAGCTAAAGAACAAGCTAAACATAAAGTAAACAACAAGGATAAGTAATGGATATACAAAGAAACCCAGCAGTACAGGCAATGGATGACCAATATAAGTTGGCTAAGGAGAATGAAGTACTAAAACGAGGGCTAGAAGCTAAAGATAATGAAAATAAGGCAAATGTACAGCAAGCATATGCTACAGGAGTACAACATGGCGCACAAAGTGTACAACAAGGTATCACTGAGTCAATAATTGATTATATCAATAAAGGTGGTGCAGTAGATGAGTTACCTCCAGAAGCACTTGCGAATGCAGCTAAAGAGAACGGAATGCCAGTAAAGGGATTTGTAGACCAACTATATGGAATTGAGAATGCAGCACAAAGTAACAATGCTATGAACAGTAACGGTGGTAATCCAGCATTGGATCCGAGAGGTAATAATGTGGCAGGTAACCCTACAATACCACCATTAAGTAAACCGTAAGTAATTGTAGAATATAATACTAGATATGACCAATGAGCTGTAGTCATTAAAATCTGACTCGTAATACGGCAATGCGAAAGCAACCAAATAAGGAAATAGGCAATGACAGAAGTTAACCAAAAACTAAAAGAAGAGTTAGAGTTAATTGAAACTCGACTGAACGAAGAAGCTGAAAATAAAGCTAATAAGGTGGCGTTAGACGCTTTGATGGGAAACGATGATTTCAAAAGAATCATTCTAGAAGGGTACGTAGAAAGTGAAGCAAAACGACTAGCTGATGCACTAATTATGGAAGAGAACTTGAATAAAGCAGTTCGTGATGATATGATTGAGCAGATGATGGCAGTACGGCACTTCAAAAAATACCTACACAGAATTGATATAACTGCAGTATTTGCGGATGACAATATCGAAGATCTAAAACGACATAGAGATAATGTTAAACAAAATCCAGAGGCATACTTCGGTACTGAAGAGACTGAGGAGTAGGTCATGGCTATTGAAGAACTAGATATTGATAGTCTACAAGATGATGACTTGGATGCAATAATTGCTCAGGCAGAGCAAGAATCCGGGTCACCAGAGGTAGAGATGCAAGAAGCACACATAGAAGTACCAGAAGGTACAGAAGACAATGAGGACACTGATCAGGAAGAAGACTCAGACATTGATGATGCGGAACCGAATGATGAAAGCGACGGTGGAAGTCAGGATAACGACGAAGATGCTGAGGAGACTACTGAGGAAAACACTCAAGTAGATGATGAAGATGAAAGCCCAGATAACAAGGGTGAAGACGATACAGACACGAAAGATCAGAATGATGCTAATGATGACGATCAAGGTGATCAGGATGATAATGACACTGGTGAAGGCGATCTTCAGAAACAGTACGAAGAGTTACAAAAGAAATATGAAGATATTCGTGCGTTCTACGATGAAGTTACTTCTGACTTTAAAGCTAACGGTAAAATGGTGAAAGGGATAACAGATCCTGCTAAGATTCGCCAAATGAGCCAAATGGCACTAGGGTACAGTGAAAAGATGGCAGGATTCAAGCCATATAGACCGTTCATGTCAGCATTGAAAGAACAAGGTATACTAGACAATCCAGAGAAGTTTGACTTCGCTATGGACTTACTAAAAGGTAATCCAGAAGCAGTTAAGAAGCTAATCAAGGACGTTGGGGTAGACCCTGTAGACTTACTGGATGAATCGGATGAATCAACACAACCGTACAAAGCTCCACAGTATAGGGACCATGAGGCTACTATAATACTGGATGATTTGATACAAAGTGCAAAAATGCAAGGTGTAGACGATAAGTTTGCACAAGAGTTAGGTGGGCAATGGACTGCTGACGGTAGTTTACAGTCGTTGTTGAGTAACCCAAGTGATGCTGCTGCTATCATTAATCACATGAGTAATGTGAATGAGGATGGAGTTAGCGTATACGATGAGGTTCAAGCTAGAATAGCTGATAAGAAGTTAACAGATGTTACAGGCCTATACGCAGGTAAGTCAACATATGAGCAGTATAGAATAGCTGCAGATGAGTTAGCTTACGAAGAGGCTGAAGCACAAAAACAACGATCAATAGATGAAATAGCACAACGAGCAGAGCAAGTTGAACTAGAAAAACAGCGAATTGAGGATGAACGTAAGCAACGTGAATACGCAGCTAGAGCCGAACAAGAACAGCGAGAGTTAGATAAGAAACGTAGTAAAGCTACGGCTAGCAGTAAACCAAAGGTTAAAGCTAAGTCGAAGCCAAAGACATTCGACCCATTACAGTTGAATGATGATGAACTAGATGACTTCCTGGCTACGCTACAATAGAAATTAAGGATAATGTATGAAGTACAATAAAGGAAATGGAACACCACAAACAAGTATTGGTGAACAATTAAATGACTTTTTCTGGTCAAAAGTTGCAGTAAAAGAAGCGAAGACACAAAAGATCTTCTCACAAATGGGTAATAAATTAGTACAACCAAAACACTTCGGTGATACTATTAAGAAATACCATGAGTTGCCAATCATCCACCCATCAAATATTAATGATGAAGGTATTGATGCTAACGGTGTAAAAATGACAGCTGGTAAATGGTATGCATATGATGCTGCTGGAGCTAGAATTGGTGAATACAATACTAAGTTAGAAGCTAAAGCTGCTGCAGGTCAAGTAAGAGTTGTATCAGGTAATGGTAACTTATATGGTGGTTCAAAAGACTTAGCAGTACAAAACGGTGCGTTCCCTCCATTAAGAGAAGTTGGTGGTAAAGTTAATGCGGTTGGTATGAAAAGAGAAGTAATCGAAGCGAAAGTTGAAGAATACGGATTTGCTATCCCATTTACTAAAAAATCACTAGAGATGGATACAGAAGTTGGATTGAAAAAAAGATATGCACAAGGTGTTGGTGAAGCATATGGTACACTAAGAGAAGCACAAATCAGAAATGGATTGTTAAACTTCGCTGCTGATAATACAGTAAGAGCAGGGTCTGCTGCTAGTGATGCTGAAATGGATACAACTTCAGTTGTTACATACAAAACATTGCGAAACTTAGACTTAGCATTAGTTGACGCTAGATGTCCAAGAGATACTAAATTGATTGATGGTTCAACAAAAGTAGGTACAACTACAGTTCCAGCTGCTAGATACATCTACGTTGGTTACGAGTTAGTTCCAACATTAGAAGATATGACAGTAACTGTTGGTGGTGTTGAAAAATCAGTATGGAATGATGTATCAGAATATGCTGGATCAGGTGCTAAGATCGCTGATGGTGAAATTGGTAGAATTGGTATGTTCAGATTTATCGCAGTTGAAGATATGCCAAGATACGAAGGTGTTGGTGCAGACGATGATGCTGATGATGATGATGCAGCAGATCACCCTAACTTCTACTCTACACATACAGCTACAAATGAGTACAAATTTGATGTATTCCCAATGTTGTTTGTTGGTAGTGAATCATTCGCTACAGTAGGGTTCGAAGGTGATTCAGCAAGAGTTACAACAGTAATGCCGAAAGCAGATGCTAACAGTGACTGGTATGGTAAGAATGGTGTGGTATCAATTAGTTGGTACTCTGGGTTAATGGCTCTACACCCTGAGAGAATAAGACTTATCAAAACAACTGCCAAGATCGCTTAAGGTTGATTTAAGGTAAGTTATGCTATACTTCTTGTAATTAAGTTACAAGGAGATAGTATAAATGAAATTAATTAAATCACTAGGTATCCAAGAGCGAGTAAATTCTAAGGGTACTAAAGTAAAATGCACATGGGCAGTATTCGAATGCCCAGTGTGTAAGAACCATGTTGAACGTCCACAATCAAAAGGGCAACGAAATAAGTCATGTGGTGATAAAGAGTGTAGAAAAGCTACACTAAAGTACAATTATAGTGCGTATAAAAGAAACCCTGACGCCACTACAAATAACCCCCATTACAACTCATTCAAGCAACATATAATAAAGTTACGCAACAAAGTTAATGTAGATCTTGCTAAAACATCCGAATTATGGGATGAGTATGGTAGTACATACACAGAGCTAAGACTTAGCAACCCTGGTACACGGATAACCAGTAAAGTAGTTAATGGTAGGATTATATTCGATATAATGACGACTACAAAGCATAAAACAAAAGTATATGCACCTAAAGATACTAATTACTCGGCAGACAAGCTTTATATACTAGAATGTAAAGGTATGTACAAAATAGGTATTGCTAATGACATAGATGCTAGAATAAAAACATTACAAACAGGTAATCCATTCGTAATAACATGTATATACAGTAAAAAGCTAGATGACCCTATGTCACTAGAAAAGTACTTGCACAGTACGTACAAAGATAATAACATAATGCTAGAGTGGTTCAATTTTGACTCTAAGACATTGGATAATATAATACAGTATATAGAAGACACAGTAATAGATACCAAATGGATAGGTGGTACAGTACTAAAAGAGATACCAATAGTAAGTACTGTTAAGGTAGGCGAAAAGGATTATATAGGACTACAAATCAAAGCTGCTGATAAGTATACTAGCCTCGCGAAGAATCAAAATACACGCACTGTAGTAGAAACAGTTATAGACACGACTCCAGTTAAACGCAATAAAATTAATAGAGATAAAAGAATAGTAAATATGTACATAGCAACTAAGGGTAGATACGGAGGAGCAAAAAATTTGCCAAATAGTATTAATACAATCGATAAGTTTACAAAAGTGATCACTCCTATTATAGAATCGAAAGGTGAAGAACCACTAAGCGTGACCATACAGGATGATGAAATACAGGTAGTTAAAACATCAACATTATGCACACGTCCAGTTAGTATAGAGAAACTTGATAAAAGTACAGAAGAAGTGCTACAAGAGTACTCAAGTGGTAAAGAAGCTGCTGAGAGTGTGAATGGTACGAGTGCACATATAATAGCGTGCTGTCGTGGCAATAGAAAGACACATGCTGGGTATAAATGGAGATATAAGGCAACATTAAGTGATACTACAATATAATAAGTAGTGTAGTGGAACTGTGTCACAAGTAAGTGAGAATGATAATGGCAATGTATAAAATATAACCAAAGGAAATAGAATGAGTAAGATAGAACTAAAGGGCGATGAAACAAACGCAGTACTAGCAAGTAAATGTGATGAATTCGGGATTACTGTAGAAGCTAAGGATCCGAAGAAACCTAATAAAGCTGAATTGATTGCAAGTATTGAAAAGTACAACAACAGTATTGATGATGAAGGTGTAGAAACTGAAATATCGGAAGAAGAGTATGAGAAGATGCAGAATGCAGTAAAAGTTGAAGCTAATGCTGCTGAGGAGACTGTTGCAGCTAAGCCAAAGAAAAAAGCTAAAACTAGAAAGCAGTTGCAAGAGGAGTTATTCCCATTAAGACGAGTACAAGTTACATGTAATGATGACTCACAAACACGAACATCAGATCAATTAATGTTCATAACATGGGGTAACGATGTAATAGGACACAATACTGATAGATTATTGCTAGGTAGACCATGGCACATTAGAGAAGGTGCACTAAGAAACCTACGAGAACAAAAGTACATGAAATCAGTACCAAATCCAAAAACAGGAGAACCAGAGTTCGTAGAGACTATTAAATATAATATAGTAGACTTAGGGCTAAAAAGTATG